AGGTAACAGCATTGCAAGTGGTGGTAACTTTAATGTTGTCGTGGGCGATGAAGCAGGTACTGCGATTACTACTGGCACTCAAAATACTGCCGTTGGTTATCAAGCCTTAGACGCAAATACTACAGCAACAAACAATACAGCAGTTGGTAAAAATGCAGGAGGAGCCAACACTACAGGAAGAATTGATGCTTTTGGTGCAGATACTTTACAAGCAAACACTACTGGTAATGGTAATGCGGCTTTTGGGGCGGCGGCATTAAACTCCAATACTACAGGTAATTACAATACTGCAATGGGTTCAGGTCTGTCAGGTATATTCGGTGCTTTACAAGTAAACACCACAGGAGCTTCTAATACTGCTTTTGGTAATCAAGCCCTCGCACTTAACACCACAGCATCTAACAACACAGCCGTTGGTAGAAGTGCTTTATTTGCTAATACCACAGGTGCTAATAACGTAGCACTTGGTGCTAATGCTTTAGACGCCAATACAACAGCAAACGCAAACACTGCGATCGGAGTAAGTGCTTTAGGAGCAAACACCACAGGCGCTTCTAATATTGCTATCGGACATGAAGCGTTGGGTGCAAATACTACAGCATCCAACAACACAGCAGTAGGTTATGCTTCTTTAGATGCAAACACCACCGCATCTAACAACACAGCAGTAGGTTTTCTCTCTTTATCCGCAAACACCACGGGAGCAACAAACACAGCCGTAGGAGCTAATGCTTTAGATGCCAACACCACTGCTAGTAGTAGTGTAGCCGTTGGACATAACGCGGCAACATCAAACACAACAGGCGCTAATAATGTTGCTGTGGGTAAAGATTCTTTAGAAACAAACACTACTGGAGCAGGAAATACTGCTATAGGTAAAGATGCTTTACAAGCTAACACCACAGCATCTAACAACACAGCAGTGGGTTTAGATGCTTTAACAGCAAACACCACAGGCACAGCTAACACAAGCCTTGGCTCTTTAAGCGCAAAAACAATGACAACGGCTAGCAGTAATACTGCTATAGGTTTTGCGGCATTAGAATTAACAACTACCGGAGCTAATAATACCGCAGTGGGTTCAGCGGCTTTAAGAGCAAACACCGAAGGCACACAGAACACAGCAGTAGGACTTCAAGCCTTAAATGCAAACACTACAGGCATACAGAATGTAGCAGTGGGAGCAGAATCTGCCGAAGCAAATACAACAGGAAATTATAACGTAGCTATCGGTTATCGCTCTTTAGAAGCAACTACAACTGGCTCGCAAAATGTAGCCATTGGTAGGTCTGCTATGGAGTCTAATACAACTGCAAGCAATAATACTGCGGTAGGTTTTGCGGCTCTTGAAGTGAACACTACAGGTCATAGCAACACAGCCGTGGGTAAAAGTGCTTTAGTAGCAAACACAACGGCCGTCAACAACACAGCGGTCGGTATGGAGGCTTTATTAGCAACCACTACAGGAGGTACTAATACTGCGATTGGAGTGGCATCTTTAACAGCTAACACCACAGGCTCTCAAAATACAGCCCTTGGCGTAAGTGCTTTAGGCGCAAACACTACAGCGACGAACAACACCGCAGTTGGTAAAAGTGCTTTGTCGGTAAACACCACAGGTAATAACAATGTGGCTATGGGCACAGGTGCTTTAGACGCTAACACTACAGCGGCTAACAACACAGGATTAGGAACTCAAACTTTAAGCGCTAATACCACAGGTACAGCAAACACATCAGTAGGTTTTGCCGCATTAGAAGCTAACACCACCGCATCTAACAACACAGCAGTTGGATTTACAGCTTTATTAGCAAACACTACAGGTGGTCAAA